AGAAGTTACCATTAGAAATGAGACAATACTCAAGATGTTCGCTATTTTTTGAAACATGATTAAAGAAGCATTAATTAAAGCAACCGTACCAATAACATTTATGGTACTTTTCTTGATTATAGGATTAGCACCGCTTTATGTCATGTATGGAATTATTGACAGAAATATTCCTGTAAAAACAAATTAACTTTTAGCTTTTTTTGCGTCAGAAGGTTTTATTCCTTCTTGTTGATTTTCGGTTGATAATAATTGTGCCTGTGCATCTTTAACACCTAATATTGCACCTTGATAACGGTCTTCATTTTTACAGGCAACATCGTAAGCATTTTTTGCTTCTTCTTTTTGTTTTTGTATCATTACGAGTTGCTCCTCGTATTTTTTAATAAGTGCGTCTAATGCATTTGTCATTAGTCTGCTGCCTCTGCTGTGTTTCCCTCTGCTACCCACAATAGGTACTCTTGGTAGTCGCTGTTATCAGGTTCAAATGGAATTTGTGCCATATCTGAAAGACGAATAATACTAGGTCTTGCTTCTCCTGTTATAAAGTCAACAGGTGTATTTTTATAACTCATAATTCTGAACTTGCTGTATAGTTATATTGTACTAAAGTTGTACTAGAACTACTATTTATACCAAAAACAAGTCTTTTACTAGTGGAATGACTTGTCTGGTAGGCTGCAGATACATTAGACCAACTACCATCATAATAAGAGACTTGTCCTACACTACCTGAACCTTGAATCGGATAAAAAGTAAGTGTAGGTTGTGATCTCATTTCAACTACATAATCATTACCTATAGCTTCTACATAAATACCTGAATAGGGTCTTACAAATGTGTAAACACATTTATTTACAGAAACAGCAGGGGTTACAGTTGCTTCAAAACTTTTTTGAAAATATCTTTGACATAAACGAAGCTCCTGTGCGAATGACCTATGCTCAAAATCTGTTGCCACGCCTGATCCAGTATGATCTACTTCTAATTGAAGTCCTGTTACATACCAATCGTTTGATGTAGAATCTGCAAAATTTACTTGACCTACTCTGCTAGTTGCATTAGCTGCTGTTCCCCATGTTGTTTGTAAAGTTCCACTTGTAAAGTCAGTACCAGCCACTAAACAAAATTTAACCGATAAAGATTTTTCATTATCATTACCAAAAGCACCTGTAGTATCTGCTGGATAAGTTAATGTATATCTATTCCAGTTTGTATTTGAAACAGTATATGTTTTACAACACATTCTAGAGTTGTCATGGTCTTGTAACATCGCAACATAAGTTCCAGTTTTAGTGCTTTTAACATAGAAACTTAAACTATATTGTTTTGCTGCTGAAGTACCTTTTGCAAAGGCTTGTACATCTTGCCCCTCTAAACTCTGTTGAATTTCTAAAAGTGAACCAGCAGAAAGAGATCCATTAGCTGTTGTAACGTCAACTTTATATGAATTTGCAAAACCATCAGGACTATCTGTTGATTGACTAACTGTTACTGTTCCGAAACTACTACCTCCAAGCTTGTATCTATCTGGGCCATCAGCATATTCACTTGCTGTTATACCCGAATCTGATGTACCACGTTGAGCCACTTGCATAGCTCCGTTAATTATTAAATTACGATTACTTAGGTTATTAGTAATATTGGCAGTACACGTTCCATCAGATGCAAGTGTCACAGCATCAGCCGAACCACCTGTATGCCTAATACTATTAACAATTAATCTGCTGGTCATAATTTATGGTTTTGGATATTTGTCCTTAGTAGCTTTGATTGCAGTTGCGAAAGCACCTGATGTAGTTACTGTACCAGCAACAATATCTTTATACAGAGCATCTAACTGATCTCCGATTGTAGGGTAGATAGTATCTGTCGTACCATCAGCACCAGTTCTTTGAGACTTGTAGGCTATCGCTGCTGCGGCTGCGTCAAGGCTCGCCCTAGCTGCTGCTATCTTGGTGCTGTCTAACGAGACTGCATTACCATCAGCGTCAAACGCTCCAGCGGAATCATCTATAGAAACAACAGGTTTTGCTTCTGATTTGTAAGCTTCGTAAATAGCTTCGTGATCTAAGGCCATAATTAACTAGGTTCAGTCGGGAAAGTAATAGATGTTATATCTAGATTACCATCAGAATCAAGAGTTGGGGTGCTACTTGCTGGTAAATCTCTTAATGCTTGTCTATAAGTTTTCCAAGCATCTGCAAGTGTTAAATCAGAACTAGCTCTCCAATCACAAGCTGCTAATAATCTATCTCTTTCAACTCTTAAAAGTCTCATTGGTTCTGCATTATTTAACCTTGTAACTTCAGCATCTATTTCAGATTCAGTTGGCTTATCGCTCCCTGTTAAATTTGCATACTCCGTTCCAACCCAAGAATATTCCCCATTTGGTTTTAAAGAAAGAAGTGCGTCAAATTTATCGTGAATCATGCTTCAATCTCCATTAAAACTATATGTGAAGGTGAGTTATTATCTTGTGCTTTCCAGTTACCATTGTGAGTATATGCAGTTGTTTTGTAAGTATGTGTAGCAGCACTTCCGGGTGAGTCTAAATATACAAAACTTGCTTGTTGTGCTGTAACATTATATGGACTATAAGGTTCTGTGTATAGTGCTATATTATAAGCTCCATCAGATATAACAGTTGAACCACGAACTAAATCCCAACTTATTGATGCACTTGCTCCGCTTGGATTTCTTACATATAAAGATTGAGAAATTGCTACGTAAACTTTATTACTAGATGATGTTGTTGTAATTGAACAGGTTAGACCAGTATCTACATGAGAAGAAGATGAAGAATCTACTTGTGTGGTTATAACTGCTGAAACAACTTGCAGAACTTTACCACCTTGATCTGCTCCAAACGATAAATTTCCATTACCATCTGTTTTTAAAACTTGGTTAGCACTCCCATCGGCTTGAGGTAACTTAAATTCAACTTCACTTGCGGAAGGTGCGTTTGTTGGTACGGCTACTGAAACCGAATTACCACCAGAATGTACGAGCTTAATTTTTCCTGTCATGCTGCTACCTCCTGTACTGTAATTTGAGAAGCTGTACGCCCGAAAGCTCTTGTATCGCTTTCACCTGTTCCAGACCTGTTGACCCATACAGTATAACCAGGTGTTCCTACATACATTTGCAATTTATAAGTTACTGCTGTACTACCATTAGCTCCATGTGTATCTAAAAATTGACCATTTAAAGTATATATTTGATTATTGTCTTGTGTATAAGTCCAATTTGATAATCTTTGCTTATTACCAGCACTATCTCCTCTATATAAACTAGTATTACCTCTTAAAAGTGCTAAACCATGACCGTGTCCAGCTTGTCCACAAGTATTAACAGTGTAACTTACAAGAATTTTAGTACCGCTTGCTGGAGTTAAAGATACAGAAAGTCCAGAAATATCAAAATATGAATCTGAGATAGTACTTGAACCAGTTGAAAAAGATGTAATACCTGTTATAACTGATTGACCTACTTGAAGAATTTTACCGCCTACTCCACTTGCTAGTTTTGCAGAAGTAACAGCATTTGAAGCTAAAGAATCTGCGTCTATCGTTCCATCAGGTAAACCCCCGACTGCAAGTCCTGTAACTACTCCTGTGTTTCCGTTGATTGATACTGGCATTAGACTATAGTGAACACCGATCCAGAGGGTATAGTTAAAGTATAGGTCGCCATTGAAAAAGGACCAGCAGCTAAACCATTTTTGTTATTACCAATCGTAATATTCCCTGCTGCTGCTATCGGGTTTTGAAATATACCATCAGTTTCACCACCAGCCGATATTGCATTAGTAGATGCAGCCGTTATCCTACCCTGTGCATCAACTGTAATTGCTGGTATTGCGGTAGCCGAACCATAACTCCCTGCACTAACAGAAGTATCAGCAAGTCCAGCAGCTTGTGCTTTAGTTAATCCCATTATGCTCCTACCTCCATTATTGTCATTGATGAGATAGTACGGTGATAAAATTCAGTATCATTATCATTATGCGATCTATTTACATATAAAATATTTGTACTATCGTGGCTATTTTGTATTTTAATACCATAAGTTATAGAGCTTGTACTTGTTGGAGTGTGATAATAATTCATTTGTAATAACTCCATTGTAGAAGTATAATCAACCAATCCCGAAGCCGTACTTCTATATCTATTACTAGCAGCATCACCAGTTGCAGCATCTATTTTTGTACCATCAGCAACTAAATAAAATGCAATAGGTCTATTATTATTATTAATACATACATTTAAATTAATTTGAAATAGTAACCGATTACTTGTATTAGATGCGGTAAAAGCTAAGTCCATTCCTGTTATTGAGGTTTTATTATATTGTGAAAGAGAACTAGAAAAAGTATCAGTTTTAGTTACGTTTTTGACTTGAAGAATTTTACCAGCACCTCCGTTAGGAAAAGCTGGTTTACCTGAGTTATCAAAAGTTATTGCATCTGCTGAAGCAGAAGTGGATCGTATTGCGTTGGTTATAAGCCTACTCATGCTGCTACCTCCATTACGGTTATTGTTGAAATACCAGTAGCTGTATAACTATTAGATGCTGTACTTGAGGACGTTGGTACGTTAATTGACATATATCTGTTACTATAAGAACTTACTTGTAACTTATAAGTTATAGCAGAAGTCGTATTTGGAGAATCTAAAAAAGAAGTTCCAGTATTTTCTAGTTGATAACTATTTTCATGTGATAAAGAACCAAGTGTTCCAACTCTTGCACCACCTCCCAAAACACCAGATCCAGTAGGTACTCCTATATGTGTTGAATCTCTAAGTAACCTAAAAGAAGCATAGTTATTTGCTGTACCACCAACTTGTAGCTCAAAATTAATTAATATTTTGTTTGATGCTGATGCTGGTGTGATGCTTACAGACATTCCAGTAACATCTGTATAAGCATAAGCTGTGCTAGTAAAATTATCTGTTTTAACTGTTTGCACAACTTGAAGAATTTTACCAGCAGTTGCAGTCGTAGCTATCGTTCCATCGGCATCACCAGGTAAGGTAAGAGTACGATCAGATGCAGGGTTAGAACTTGGTGCAGCTAATATAACTCCATTTCCACCGCTATGTAATAACTTGATCTGGCTCATGCTGCTACCTCCATAGCTGTTATTGTTGAAACGCAGTTTGTCATGTAAGTGTAATTATCTAGCCCTGGAGAACTATTAATACCAATAATGTAACTAGAAGAATAAGGGCTATGTGCTTGTAATTTATAAGTTGTTGCAGACGTTGTGTTTGGAGAATCTAAAAAACTTTGAGCTACAATCCTTGCATCTACATAAGATGAAGTATAACTACCAAAAGTACCTCTAGATTGACTTGTAGCACTTGGGTTTTGATCTCCAATAAAAATTGTACTATCACTACCCCTTAATAAACGTAAGACGTAATACTGATTATTTGTAAAAAGACTAAGTGAATAACTAATTAAAACTTTATTAGAAGATGAACTAGGTGTAATGCTAACACTCATACCTGTAAGATCAGTCAAAGATGTCGATTGTATAGTTGTTCTATCTTTTTTAACTACTTGTTTTGTTTGAAGAATTTTACCTGTAGATATACCTGATAAACTTGAGGCTGATATAACTCCAGTAGATCCGTTTAATACTATTGGCATAATTTTACCCCCTAGACAATAACATAACGTGAACCTGACGGAATGGTAACTGTTACTCCACTTGCTACTATTATATCCCCTGCACTTATTCCTGACTTGTTTGTGGTCATAGTATAATTATTTGAAATTGTTAACGAGTTTTCTGTCACGCAACCATCTGCTTTTTGTGA